TTTACTTTAGGACAAGTAGGAGATCACGTTAATTCAATTGTGGAAGAAGTTCCAGGATTTATTGGGGTTTCACCGGGTAGTAATAATTTAAGAGATTTAGGTATTATTTCTAAATATGGTAGAAAATTTTTACAGCATTCAGGATTAACAAATCTTGCTATATATCATCTTTGCAACAAAGAGAATAATATAGTTAAAGCAATAAGATATTCTCAAAATGAATATGGTAAATTTAAAAGACAATTTATAGAACAAGCTAAAAATTTAGGAATGGATGGAACACCAGCTAATATGGTGGATGAAGTTCTTAGAAGAATTAATAAAGATAAAACTAAAAGTATGCCTTTTTATTTTACCGATATGGTGGGTGCAGGCGGTTCTAAAAAAACATCAATTACAGTAGGAGATCCGGGTAATCCATATTACGCATTAACAAATACATTTTCGTTAAGTGAATTAAGTGATAAGTCAGTATTAGTTTATAAAAATGATGTACAATTATTACATGATACTGATTATGTGTTTAATAGTGAAGGCTTTATTCAAATAAAAACAACTTTATTAAAAAATGATAAACTTGCTATTGTAGAATATGACACAACAAATGGTTCATATATTCCTGCAACTCCAACTAAATTAGGTTTATATCCTAAATCTGTACCTTCAATATATAGTGATACTACAGCAATAACTCCAATTAATGTAATACAAGGACATGATGGTAGTATAGAAGTAGCTTACAATGATTATAGAGATGATATATTATTAGAATTAGAAAAAAGAATTTATAATAATCTTAAAGTTGCTTATGATGATGAAGTATTTGACCTTCATGATTTTATTCCAGGACATTATAGAAAAACAGATTATTCTTTAGACGCTATTAACAAGAGTTTATTAGTAGACTTTACTAATTGGTTAAGTTTTGTAGGCAATATTGATTATACAGAAAATACATACCAAACAACACACGGTAGTGATCCTTTTGTTTTTAATTATGGATCTATGTCTAGTTATGATAGTAAACCACTATTAGGTTGGTGGAGAGGAATTTATAAACAAGCATATGATACAGATAGACCACATAGTCATCCTTGGGAAATATTGGGTTTTGCAGAAAAACCAACTTGGTTTGATACTGTTTATGGATCGGCTCCTTATACTAGTGACAACTTAATTTTATGGCAAGATTTACAAGATGGTGCTATTCGAGAACCTAATAAAAATGTTGTAATTAAAGACAATTATAAAAGACCTGACTTACTTAAACATATACCTGTTAATTCTTTGGGCCTTTTAATAAGTCCACACGATAGTAATTTTTCACAAGAATATGTTGCTCATTTAACTAGAGATCCATTTAAATTTGGTGATCACGCACCAGTAGAAAATGCATGGCGAAGAAGTTCTGATTATCCTTTTGCTGTTATGACATCTTGGATATTAAATCAACCTAGTCATGCTATTACAGTAGGTTGGGATAGATCAAGAGTTATAAGAAATACTGCAAAACAACTTGTATATAAAGATACAGGATCAAGAATTAAATTAGCTGATCTTAAATTTCCAAATTCTATTAGTGATGAAAATAAAGTTTTAACAGCAGGATTTGTAAATTATATTTACGAATATGTTGAAACAGATTTATTAACAAATTATTCTGATTATAGAGATAATGTTAAAAAAATTATTAACCAATTAGCATTTAAAGTTCGTGGTTATACTAAAAAAGACAAATTTAAATTACTATTAGATAGTAGAACTCCTTTAAACACTAGTAACGTGTTTGTTCCTGATGAAAATTATGATGTAATACTTAATACAAGTTCTCCTATAGATGTAGTAACTTATAGTGGAATAATTATAGAAAAATTAGCGGCGGGATTTACAATTAAAGGTTATGATAAAAATGCTCCAACTTTAAAATATTTTGCACCTATTAAAAAACAAGCCGACCCAGTTATTAGAATAGGTGGAATAAGTTCATCTTTTGTAAATTGGGGAGAAAATAAAAGATATGATGTAGGAATGATTGCAAAATTTGGTGATGATTATTATTCTACAAAAGATCAACACATATCTAGTACAACATTTGATGGTACAAAATTTATTAAATTACAAGAATTACCTATTGAAGGTGGTGCTTCTGCATACTTACGTAACAATTTCGAAACTACTATTTCTGAAATTGCATATGGCTCTTTGTTTAGAGAAATTCAAGATGTTTTTGATTTTATTCTTGGTTATGGAAAATACCTTGAGTCTTTAGGATTTATATTTGACGAATTTAACAAAGATATAAGAGCAGTTGCTAATTGGCAATTAAGTGCTAAAGAATTTTTATATTGGACAACACAAGGTTGGGCCGAAGGATCAATAATATCTTTAAGTCCATTAGCTAATAAATTAAAATTAAAAACAAAATATTGTGTGGGAGATAATGTATTTGATAATTTTTATGATTATACATTATTTAAAGAAGACGGTACTAAACTTGATAAAGAATTTGTAAGAATAGTAAAACAGTATAATGATTATGAAATAATAACAAAAAATACTGTTAATGGAATTTATTATGCAAAAATTCCATTAGTACAAAAAGAACACGTAGTATTAATGGATAATAAAACAATATTCAGCGATATAATTTATGATGTAGAATCTGGATATAGACAAGATAGAATAAAAGTTCTTGGTTATGTTACAGCAGATTGGACTGGTGGATTAAGTATACCAGGATTCATTTATGATCAAGCTAATATAATTGAATGGTCACCTTATACTGATTATGTGATGAGTGACATTGTAAAACATAAAGAATTTTATTATACTGCTAAAAATAAAATAAAAGGTAGTGCAACGTTTATTGATGCAGACTGGGATAGATTAGATAACAAACCTAAACCAGATTTATTACCTAACTTCGAATATAAAACTAATCAATTTGCAGACTTTTTTGATTTAGATACAGATAATTTTGATTCAACTCAACAAAGAATGGCTCAACATTTAATAGGTTATCAAAAAAGACAATTTTTACAAAATATTATTAATGATGATGTTTCACAATATAAATTTTATCAAGGATACATTCAGGAAAAAGGAACTAAAAATGTATTAACTAAATTATTTGATGCATTATCGTCTGCAGATAAAGAAAGTGTAGACTTTTTTGAAGAGTGGGCAATTAGAAAAGGACACTATGGTGTAAGTCAAGGATTTGAAGAAGTAGAATATACTTTAGATGATAGTAAATTTAGATCTAATCCACAACCTTTTGAATTAACAAATACTATAGATCCTTTAGCTACAGATTTAGTTATTAGACAGAAAGACAGTGATGTATATCTTAAACCTGAAAATTATACGCATAAACCTTTCCCAACAAAATATGAAAGTATTCCATATTTGCCAACTGCTGGATATGTAGATCCTAGTGATGTTAAATTTATTGTGGCAAAATATGATGACATATTAAATTTAGATGTAGCTGAATTAAAACAAGGACATTATGTATGGGTAGGAAATTATAAAAATGATTGGGAAGTATTTAAATTCTCCAATACTCAAGCCAAATTAAGTAAAATAGAAAAGTCAGGTGATTTAATTTTAGTTACTACACAAAATACTGCAAATGTAACCGTTGGAGAAGTTTTTGCTATACGAGTAGGAACTGTAACACATATTTTAAAAGCAAACAAAATAGAATTAAATGTTATTACTTGTGACAAAAAAGAAGGTGTTACTGCTGTAGATCCTGCAACAGGATACATAAGTCAATTTAAAACATCTAGAATTGCAAGTATTACTGATGTAAATGCAAAAATTATGGATTCAGGTCTTCAGGATAATGAAAAATTCTGGGTTGATAAAAACGACAATAATAAATGGTCCGTATTGAATAATAGTTTTGTATATAGTTCACATCAAGAAATTTCTAATCCCAACTCTATAGCAAATACAGAGTTTGGTAAAGTATTAGCTAGTAATGATGCAAATAATATTTTAGTTGTAGGTGCACCAAATGATTCAGACGGTAAAGTTTTTGTTTATAAAAGAGGAGGCGATAATTCAACATTTAATTTATTTCAAGTTCTTGAAACACCACCAGAAGATCCTGCGTTAAACAAATTAGATGTATTTGATGCTGGTGCAAAATTTGGATCAAGTGTAGCAATAAGTCCAGATGGAAAATATATTTTAGTAGGTTCTCCACAAGCCTCTAATGTTAGAACTTATTATAAAGGAAATTATGCTGTAGGAACTCCATATACAATAGAAGATATTATAAAATACAAAGAACAATTGTGGAAAGTTGTAAATCCTATATTACCTGAAGATCCTTCAGTAGATTTTACAACATTTGATAGTCACGTGTTTGCTAAAGAATCAACATATGATTCTGTAACAGGAAATTATACACCATTAACACAAATAATTTTAGGAAATTATATTTTTACAAATGCTACTACAGATCATTTATTAATTAGAGCATCATTAGATCAATACCAAGGTACTAAAATAGGAGACAAATTACAATTAGCTTGGAATGAATGGAATACTTTTGTTCCTCCATCAGGAACAGCATACGAACCATTTAATGGTTATAATGCTGATGTTACTAATGCACTTCAAGGTGAACAAACAATTACAGAAAAAGTAGATGAAATATTAAGCATAGATCAAACTCTTAATGATTTAACAGTAGGTGATGCTATTGCCACTGACAGTGCAGATGGTACAGTAGCTTGGGTAAACAAAGTAGGTACTCAGTCTTTAATTTATTTGAAAGATGTTAAAGGTAATTTTTCAGCTACAGGAGATTTATTATTAGGATCTATAAATGTTGGAACATACCAACGTGTATTCCAAGAAGATATAAACTATTTAGGTGGCTGGTGGAAAATTAGTATTGGTGCAACAGTTAATAATTGGCCATACATTTCAGAAACAAATCCATATCTAGTAATATATGATATTATTAGACAAGGAATTACTAGAACAGCATTATCATATTATAATGCTTTATCCGCAACTCAAAATGCAGTTTTACCAGGTGTTCCAAGAACATCTGAAATAGGAATTTTATCTTATTACAAAACTTATAGTATTGCAGGACAACCAGTGTTCCAGGGTTTAGTTACTGATCAAAGATTCTTTTTTAGATTAGGCACTGCATTTAATACTAAAGTTGCTGGAAATACTATTAATGGTTGGTTAAACACAATAAGAGATTCAAATAATACAGTGTTTGATCCAGGTGTAATGGGGTTAAACTTTAGCGATATTAACAAAGAACTTACAATAAGCGGTATTTGGAATGGTTACATAACTGTAGATGCTGAAGCAGATAATTTAGGTAACTTTTATATACCAACAGTAGGCAGTACTGTTAGAGATCAAACGACAATGAAAACTGCTGAAGTTACTTTTGTTAAAACAATCGACTTTAACAAAATACAATTATTTTTAAAAGATGCCACAGGTGCTTTCAAAAAAGGACTTGATGCAGGTGAATCAAGTGACATTTATTTAATAGGTACTCCAGATAGAAAAATAGGAACTTTAAGAGACGCAAGATTAGATGTTAATGGTCAAAGTGGACCATACTTTGTATTTGACTCTGGTAAAACATTAATTTCAACAACTAATACAGATATAGAAGTAAGACATTTTGATAAAGAATATTGGTTCTATGATGAACAAACATTAGATGGTATAGCTAGATCGGCTAACATTCCTGGAGGTACTAATAAAGATTATCTTCAAGTGTATAATATTTCTGCTGGAGAAGGAACACAAAGCGGTAATGTTAATGAAGGTGCATATTCAGTTTATGAAATAGGAACAAATAATTTATTTGCTCATGCAGGAACATTTATAGTACCTGATACTAAAGATAATTTAAAAGTAGGTAGTAAAATAGAAATAAGAAAAGTAGGAGATGAAACTGTTGCGTATGTAGGAGCTTCGGGAGATTTATCATCAGCTACTCCTGGGAAAATTTATTTTGTTAAAAGAAGTACTACTAAAAATTGGGCACTTTCAACAAATCCTTTGTATATGGGCGTATTTGATCCAGCTCTTTCATATGCTACAGGTGAATATACAATTTATAATTCAGAATTATATAAAGCAAAAACAAATCTTGTTGCCGGTGCATGGAATTCAAGTTACTGGGAAAAACAAAGTACAGGTACAGATTATTTAGGATATATTCCTAATGATTCAGGAATAACATTAGAAGGAGATTCAACTCTCAATCAAAGTAATTTAGTAATGTTTGGTGATCAATTTGATGTTAATTCTACAGGAACAATTCTTGTAACTAATTTATTATACAGTACTGATGCACAAAAAGTTGCTGTATATAGATTACAAGAAGGACATTATACATATTCACAAACAATTACATCACCTGAAGATTCATCTCCTAATATAAATTTTGCGAATAGCGTAGCTATTTCAGAAGATGGAAGTATGTTAGCTATTGGTAGTCCTTTAAAAGACTTTGCTAATGCTGTTGATGCCGGAGTAGTTTATACATATCTACAAGCAAGTGGTGTTTATTCATTGAATCAAAATTTAAGAAGTCCTGATAGTGAAAATTCAGAAAACTTTGGACACCAATTAGGATTTGATGGAAATACATTGGCAGTTACAAGTCTTAAAGGAGATATAACAGTTACCACTGCATTTGATACAGAAACTACAATATTTGATACTGGAGCAACAACATTTTATAAAGTAATGTCAGATAGTGGTTCAGTACATTTATTTGAAAGATCAGGTAATACTTTATTATATGCTGAAAAATTTGTATACACAAATGATGGTGCTGTAGAATTTGGACGTAATACATTAATAAATGATAATCATGTTTATATAGGTTTACCTACACTTACATTGGCTAATAGTAATAAAGGAACAGTTGTTAATTTTAGAAAAACTAAAGGCAAATCAAGTTGGATGCAAACAGTAGAAGGTGCTGACCATGTAGAAGTTGATAAAATTAAAAGTGTATTCATTTATAACAAGAAAAATAATTCTGTTGTTGCTAATTTAGATTATATTGATCCTGTATTAGGAAAAATTGCAGGTACAGCCGAACAAGAATTATATTATAAAACACATTATGATCCAGCAATTTATAATTTAGGAACTTCATCAGTAACAGTAGATACAAATAATCACTGGGCAGAAGAACAAGTAGGAAGACTTTGGTGGGATTTAAGCACGGTAAGATATTATTATCCTTATCAAGGTAATATTATATTCAATAACAATCATTGGAATAAACAATTTATTGGTTCATCTGTAGATGTATATGAATGGGTAGAAACAACATATAAGCCTAGTGTTTGGACTAAACTTTCAGATAGTGGTGAAGGATTAGCTTTAGGAGTAAGTGGTGCACCTAAATATGATGATACTGTATATGTTACTAGAAATACTTACGATAAAATTGCTCAAGCCACAAAACCTAAATATTATTATTGGGTTAAAAATAAACAAACTACACCAGATGTAGAATTTAGAAGTTTAAGTTCGTTAGCAGTTTCACAACTTATAAATGATCCTAAAGGACAAGGTTACAAATATATTACGTTCTTTGATTCAAATAAATTTGCGTTAGTTAATTGTGAATCATTGTTATCAAATTCAGATGCTATACTTAATGTCCGTTATTGGACAATAGATAATAAAGAACTTAATATTCATAATGAATATCAAGTTATGACTGAAGGATTGTCTACTAGTAAACCTTCTTCGGAAATAGAAAAAGTTTGGCATAATAGTTTAATAGGTTATGACGAACAAGGAAATGCTGTACCTGATCCAAATTTAAGTAACAAATTAAAGTATGGAACTTTATATAAACCTAGACAAAGTTGGTTTGATAATCATCAAGAAGCATTAAAACAATTAGTAGAAAGAACTAATTCAGTATTGAAACTTAATTTAATTGTAGATAAAGTAGATTTAACTAACTTATCTAAAGCAGAAATACAACCTACAGCAAATACTAAACTTTTTGATAAAACTGTAGACGTAGTAGGAGATTTAGCTTTTGTTGGAACAAATACAATTAAAAAAGCAGAGCTATTGCCAACAATTGTAAATGGTAAAATTACTGCTGTAACTATTTTAAGTGGAGGTAAAGGCTATGCAACTGTACCTACATTTGAAATTTCAGGAGACAGCGGAAGTGGTGCTGTAATAGAATTAACAATTGATGCTTCAGGACAAGTTGATACTGCAATTGTAAAAGTTAATGGAGAAGGATATACATCAAATACAAAAGTTGTTGTTAGACCTTATAGTGTACTTGTAAAAAGTGATGCAGAGCTTGGAGGTAAATGGGCAATATATGGTTACGATACAAGTTTAAGTACTTGGAGTAGAACAGCTTCACAAAAATATAATACTGATCTTTATTGGTCATATATTGATTGGTATGACGTAGGATATAATCAATTTACGTCAATAGATTATACTGTTAGTCAATCATACTTGTTAGATTCTTTAAGTGATGAAATAGGAGATATTGTAAAAATAGAAAATGTAGGTACAGGTGGTTGGCTATTATTAGAAAAAATAGATAATCAACTTAATGTAGATTATACTGTAAATTATAAAACTATTGGTAGAGAAAATGGAACAATTGCATTTAAAAATACTTTATATGATTTTGGTTCTAATACTGTAGGTTATGCGTCAACTAGTTATGATACTGTATTGTATGATAGACAACCTGTTCAAGAAACAAGAATAATATTAGAAGCTTTAAGAGATAAAATTTTTATTAATGATTTAGAAGTACATTATAATGAACTTTTCTTTGCTAGTTTAAGATATGCATTAAGCGAAAATAAATTAACAGATTGGGCATTTAAAACAAGTTTCATCAAAATAAAACATAATGCGGGTGATCTTAAACAAAAAGTAACTTATAAAAATGATAATCTTTCTAATTTCGAAGATTATATTAAAGAAACTAAACCATATAAAACTAATATTAGAGAATATGTAAGTTCTTACGAAAATGTAACGCCATCTAGTTCAGTTATAACGGACTTTGATTTACCTGCTAGTTATGATGATCAAAATAAAATAGTACCTAGTTCAGCAAAATTTGTAGGTACTGCTTTAACAGGAACAAGTACAATTGTAAATTATCCTGATAAACATTGGTTAGAAAATGTAGGATTTAAAATTACTTCATTTAATATAGGAGATAAAGGTAGTGGTTATATTACGCCACCAGCTGTTTCAATAACTGGTGGCGGAGGTACTGGTGCTATAGCTCAAGCATATATTAGTAGCGGAAAAGTAACAGCAATTAAAATTGTTAATGAAGGATTAGGATATTTAACAGCGCCTACAGTAACTTTACAAGGAGGAATTAAAGATGTAACTACAGGAACAGTTGCTAAAGTTAGTGCTGTATTAGGTAAGTCTTTAGTTAAAGTAACTCATCTTACTGTTAAATTTGACAGAACATCTGGAACATATTTAATAACATCATTAGCAAGAACAGAAACGTTTGCAGGAAATAATTCTGTATTAGATTATTATTTAAAATGGCCGATAGATTTAAGAAGAAATACAATCAAAGTAACTGTTAATAATATTGAAAGTTTATCAAGTGAATACACTTATGTTAATAAATTAGATACAACTAAAGATTATAACAGATATATAGGACATATTAAATTTATTTCACCACCTGCTAATTTACATTCTATTAAAATAGAATATATGATAGATGCATCTAAATTACAAGCACAAGATAGAATTAATCTTTTCTATACACCAGCGTCAGGAATGCCGGGTAAAGAATTAGCTCAAATTTTAGATGGAATAGATTATGGTGGAGTTGAAGTTAGAAGTTTAGGGTTTGATACTGCAACTGGTTGGGACACAGAATCATACATGGCAGGTTCTTGGGATACCTATGATGCAACTTTTGAAGATGAAATTTTAAAAATGGATGGTAGTACTAATTCACTTACATTAAGCAAAGCACTAGAAGATGGTATAGTTTATAACATTTATAAAAATGCAATAAGAATAGATGATCCTAACTATGGAACAGGAAATACTGTAACAAATAAAAATGCAATGATGCAAAGTGTTACAGGTGATGGTTCGACAATGACTATTACATTTGATACTGTACCAACAGTAGCTGGTGATCTAATTGTAGTTAGAAAATCTACTAGTGATGGTAGCTTCTTACCTGATCCAGAAGCTTATGATACTTTATTAACAGGCGGTGATTTAACTTATTCAACTGCATCAGGATTAAAAGCAGAAGACATTATAGTAGAAGGAGATGATTTTGTATCGCATACAACTTCAAAAGGTCCAGAAGAATTTATACCAGGACAAGTACTTGATACTTTAGACATTCAAGTATTTGACAAAGGTGGAGAATCAGGAAGTAGAATTAGTAGTTACAATCATACAGGAGATGGTGTTACTACAAATTATCCATTTAGCGAATATCCACAAAGTTCAGATGCAGTATTTGTTTCAGTAGGTAATGTTTTACAAGAATCTAATACTTATGTTGTGGACTATCCAAATAAATTATTGAAATTTAATAGTGCTCCTATATTAAATTCTAAAATTAATTTTGTGACTATGAGTAATAATGGAGAAAAAGTTTTAGACTTTGATACATTTACAGGAGATGGAAGTACTTTAGATTATGTAACAAGAGCAACATGGATTAATAATAGTATAAACACGTTTGTAAGAGTAAATGGTTTATCTGCTTCATACACTATTTTAGAATCAGATAGTTCTTATGCTGTACAAGGCAAAGTTGTTGTAAGATTTGCAGATGCACCTCCGGCAGATTCAGTTGTTAATATAGTTGTATACGCAAGTGCTAGTCAAACATTTAGTGAAGTTACTGAAGATAATTTTACAGGAGATGGAAGTACGGCTTCATTCCAATTAAGTCAAACGCCATTTAATCAAAAACCTTTATCATTTAATACAGTTGTTAGAGTAGGCAGTGAAGTTTTAAATGCAGGATTTACTAAAACATTTACATTAGATAATAATAGAGAATATGAATTTGAAACTTGGCAAGAAATTCCGGGATCAATACTTCCTGCAGATGTAAGAGCATTTTTAAATGGAGTAGAATTAATACAAAGTCAACAATATACTTGGAACTCAGGTACTACTAGTATAACACTTGTAACTGGAGTAGGTGTTCCTGGTGATATTTTAAAAGTATTTGCTATGAGTAATGGTCAATATACTTTAAATGAAACAACAGGAATGATTACATTTAGTACTGCTCCAAGCCAAGGATTAACTATTTCAGTTTACCAATTTAGTAATCATGATATAGCAAAAATAGAAAGAATTAATTATGATGTTGTTGCAAGATTAACTGTAACTGTAGGTACAGATGATTATTATATGTACAAACAATTAACTAATGGACTTATTAAATTAAGACAATTAGCCGAAGATGCTCAATATGTTTGGGTAACTCTTAATGGAGAATTATTAGCTCCTAGTGTAGACTACAAGGTTACAAATGATCAAATGTATTTGAAAATAAACAGATCATTGGCTACAAATGATGTTATAGATATTATACACTTTACAGCACCTAAATTTGTATCTAAATTTGGTTATAGACAATTTAAAGATATGATGAATAAAACTCACTACAAACGTTTAGGTAATAATAACAAATATCAATTAGCAACTTCGCTTAAATGGACAGATCAAGAATTAGAATTAACAGATGCAACAGGTATAACAGAACCTAGTATAGCAAATAATATTCCTGGAGTATTGTTTATTGATGGGGAAAGATTAGAATATTTTGTTAAAGTAGGTAATATACTTTCACAACTTAGACGAGGAACATATGGAACAGGAGTAAAAGATACGCATATTGTAGGTGAAGAAGTATTAGATCAAGGACAGTTTCAAAATGTACCTTATAAAGATGAATTTTTAACTGAACAATATACAGCAGATGGTAGCACTAATGCAATTACTATTGGATTTACTCCTAAATCTGCTAACGAATTTGAACTATTTGTAGGTGGTAAAAGGATGAGAAAGAATGATATTTCTGTATATGACCCAACACAAGGTCAAGATAGTCCTGAAGCCGATGTTACTTCCCCTGCAGAATTTACTGTAGACGGTATAAGCCCAGTTGTAACACTTACAACAACACCTATAGCTGGCACAAAAATAATAACTATAAGAAAACAAGGTAAAAAATGGCAATCTGGCATTAAACCATTAAGTCAATCAGACAATGATATTGCTAGATTCTTGCGACAAAAAGAACTGGCTTTGCCGCAATAAATACACATAAGAACTGGAGCGTAAATGAACAATATTAAAGAAAACAGCGGCGTACTACTTCAAGGACATATTAAGATCCATGATCCGGAATCGGGCCATGTATTTGTTAGTAAAAGAAACGCCATACACTATGAAAATATGAGTCAAGCCTTAGCAGATAGTCTTGCTAATGCTGGACAAGGATTTATAAATTCTATGGTATTTGGTAATGGAGGAACGTCCATCGATCCAACTGGTATTATTACATATCTAACGCCTAATTCAACAGGAACTAATGCTAGTCTATATAATCAAACATTTACTAAAATAGTTGATGATAGATCAGTATCAAATCTTGATCCATTAAGAAATAAACTTGAAACAAGACACGTTAATGGAACAAATTATACAGATGTATTGGTTACTTGTTTGTTAGATTATGGTGAACCAAGTGGACAAGATGCAGTAGATAATTCTAGTAATGTAGACGGATTATACGTATTTGACGAATTAGGTTTAGTAAGTTACTCCCCTAGTGGTACTGGAAATCTACTTACTCATGTAATATTCCATCCTGTCCAAAAAAGTTTAAACAGATTAATCCAAATAGATTATACTGTTAGAGTACAAAGTTTGACAGGATTTAACGAGGGGTAATAGATGTCATATACTGTTAATTTTTCTGATAGCGTAAGCAAAGGCAGTATTACTGTAGAAGATAATACGGTCAATCAAGAAACGAGTATATCGTTACCGGGAAAATCCACGACTTCATATGGAACTGTAATAGCTGAAAACTTTTTACATTTATTAGAAAATTTTGCAAAAAGTTCTGCTCCAGTAAGACCTATCGAAGGTCAATTATGGTTTGATACTACAGTTGGAACTAATCAATTAAAAGTTTATGATGGAACTAATTGGGTAGCAAGTGGAGGTTTAAAAAAAGCATTAAACCAACCAGCGGCTAGTGAAAGTATTACAGGCGATCTTTGGGTTGATACAGATAATCAACAATTATATCTTTTTACAGGAACAGGTTGGATTTTAATAGGTCCAGATTATAGTTCAGGTTTATCAACAGGAGCAAAACCTTTAACTATTACAGGTACCGATGACGTTTCACATACAGTTGTACAATTAGAAGTTAATGCTAAACCAATTGCCATTATAGCAACAGATTCATTTACACCTAAGTCAACTATTACTGGATTTTCAATGGTATTTCCAGGATTCAATTTAAGTACAGCAGATATTACAGGTGCAGGTGTAGGAAAATTTTATGGAACTGCCGAGAAGGCAGAAAATCTTATAGTAGGTACAACATCAGTTGCCGCAAGTAATTTTTTAAGAGCGGACACAACTAATATTGCAAATTTCCAACTTAAAGTTAAAAATGATTCAGGAATTGAAGTAGGCTCTAGCGGAACGTTTTCTGTAGGAGTTGAAGGACAAGCAGGAATAGTAGAACATAAAACATCAGGTTCACATATAGATTTTAGAGTTAATAATCAAGGCACAACAACTGCTATAATGAGATTAGACTCTTCTTCTAACGTAGGAATTAATAATTTAGCTCCAACAGAAGCATTAGATGTAATAGGTAATATTAAATCAAGTGCTAATGTACTTGCAGATGGTACTACAGATGCAACGTCAATAGGAACAGGTTCTTTAATTGTTAAAGGAGGAGCCGGTGTTGCCAAAAGTCTTTACGTAGGTACTGATCTTAATGTTGCAGGAGGAGTTACAGCAGGTTCAATTGTACCAACTGCTAATAATACAGATAGTTTAGGAGCAACTAACAATCAATATTTAAATGTTTATGCTAATAATTTTGTAGGAAATTTTACAGGTAACGTTAGTGGTACAGTTAGCGGAACTGCAGGTTCATCTAATAAATTATCTACAGCAACTACTTTTGCAATGACTGGAGATGTTTCAGCAACATCATTATCTTTTGATGGTCAAACAGGTGGAACTACAAAAACTTTTAATACTACAGTAAGCAATAGTTTTATTGCAGATAAAACATTAACAACTACACCACAATCAACAGATGAAATTATAATTAATCGAACTACAGGATCAACAGGTGTCTATAAAATTTCAGCAGATCAATTTTTATCTTTTGTAGCAACACCACCAGTAGGATCTATTATGTCTTACGGAGGAGCTAATGCTCCAACAGGTTGGGTATTATGTGATGGTAACGAAATTTCTAGATCAACATATGCATCTTTATATGCAGTAATAGGAACTCAATTTGGAACACCTAGTAATGCTAGTTTGTTTAAAGTTCCAGATTTAAGAGGAAGATTCCCATTAGGTGCAGATAACATGGGTGGTACAAGTGCTGGGCGTGTAACTGATATGACAGCAGATAATTTAGCAGGATACAGTGGTACTGAAACAAAAACACTTATTTCTGATAATTTACCAGATCACCAACACGATATGAAATCAACTAATAATGATCAATTTTATGGAATTAGAAATATAACAGCAACGCCTTCAGATCCAGCAGTAATTGTATATGACGGACCAACAGGTTCTAATACAGCTCAAGCAATGCCTAATTCAGGCGGAGTAGATGGAACTGTAGGACAGTCGTTTAGTGTTATGAATCCATACTTAACAATTAACTATATAATTTTTACAGGAGTTTAGGATGGGGTATAAACTTAATAAAACAGATGGAAGTTTATTAGTAGATCTAATCGATGGTCAAATCGATACTACATCTAGCGACTTAACTTTAATTGGCAGAAATTATACTGGCTTTGGTGAAGTATTAAATGAAAACTTTATCAAAGTATTAGAAAATTTTGCTAATACAACTGCTCCTGCAAATCCTATCAAAGGACAACTTTGGTATGACTCTTCAGAAAATAAATTAAAAATTTATAATGGAACAGCTTTTGTATCCGGTGGTGGAACAACTGTTGCAACTACACAACCTAATATGATTGCAGGTGATCTATGGATTGATAGTTCTAAGCAACAAATGTATTTCTTTGATGGAACAGCTCTTAAATTAGTTGGTCCAGATTATTCACTTGCACAAGGTACATCGGGTTGGGAAGTAATATCAGTTTTAGATACACAAAATCAAACAAGAACTGTTATTAAGTTTTCTATTCAAGGTTCACTTGTAGGTGCTTGGGCTAATGTAGATTTTACACCAGTACCAACACAACAAATAACAGAACTAGTTAATGCAAGTACTAATCCTAATGGTGCAATATACAAAGGCTTTAATGCTGTACAAGATTCTTTTATATATAGAGGCGTAGTTTCTAAAGCACAAAATTTAACTAATGCGGCAGGTACAGCAAGAACCGGTGATCAATATTTGTTTGCAGATGTTGATGATACAACAACAGGTTCAATAACTGTTCAAAATAATGCAGGAGTTATTGTTGGTTTAAACAATAACACTCAATTAAAATTTGATTTAAACGCATTTACTATAGAAAACGTATTAACTAATCAAGATTTTAATTTTAAAGTACGTAATCCTACATCAACATCTGCAATTAAAGTAGATGCCACAAATAGCTATGTAGGAATATTTCAAGCAACGCCAACTAAAACACTTGACGTAGGTGGTGACGTAAACATTTCAGGAAACCTAACAGTAAGCGGAACACAAACTAATATTTCTGTTACTAATTTACAAGTTAAAGATAAAAATATTGAATTAGCAATAGATGATGCAGGAGTTTTTGGAGATGACACTGCGGCAAATGAAGGTGGAATAATTCTTAAATCCACTGGAGGTGATAAACAATTTATTTGGTCAGATGGTACAGATAGTTGGACGTCAACAGAAAATATAGATTTAGCAGTAGGAAAAACATTTAAAGTTAATACAAATATTGTATTATCAGAAACTACATTAGGATCTCAAGTAGCAAATTCATCTTTAACAAATTTAGGAACGTTAACTGCACTTCAAGTTGATGAAATAATAATAGATGGTTTAACTATTGAAGCAGATAGTAGTAATGCATCAAACAAAATTCAACTTAAAAGTCCTCAACCTATTACAATTATGGATAGCCAAAGAATTACAGGACTTGGCACACCAGCAGATCCATCCGATGCAGTAACTAAAGCATATGTAGACGGAAGTGTATCTGTTGGAATAGAATTAGATATTTCTGGACAAGGTTCAGGAACTACTTTATGGAATTGGATATGTAAAGTATTAGAAGATTTATATCCTGCAAAAGGATATTCAGCATTGAGTAACCCTAATGCTTGGGCCACTTATGCTCAACCAAACGGTGAACCACCTTTAAACACAAATGTTACGGCGGCTAATGCCGTTCCAATTGGATCTAAATCTCATGGAGTATTAGCAAGAGTTCGTACAGTTGATTATGGATCAGGCGGAGCAGTATCGGGTATTAATGTAGAAGGTGTAAAATTAATAGACTATTCACCAGTTGATCAAACAGTTACAGCCGCACAAAGAACTATTAATGCAGTTGTAACAGGAGTAGATGATAATAGTTTGTTACAAACAACTAAACTTACTATGACAGTCTCTCACTATTATGAGGCAGGTCAGGCAGTTGTAGTTACAGGAACAACGTTTGGAGCGGGCCCTGTTGCAAACATTGATGGTAATTATACTGTAATAGCGGCAGAATTTATTGCAGAAGCACCTAATTACATTTCACTGACTATTGATTTAGATAGTAGTGCTACTACAGGATTAAACTTTGCAGGTGGTAATTATAATGCTAATAGTGGAACAATTGAAAGAACACCTGTTGTAGGTAACGCAAATAAACAAGTTGTAGAAGATATTACATTTTCAACTGCTTCAGGAAACATAGGATTTACACCAACAAGAGCTTTATTACAGTTTATAGTTAATGACCCTAATGGTAATGGTACAGGAGCATGGGAATACGATAGAACACTTACACACTCTACGTAAAAAAGGATAAATATTTAAAATGGCATATTTAGTTAACAAATACGACGGGACTTTACTTACAACTGTAGCAGATGGTACTATAGACCAGACTACAGACATCAAATTTATAGGTAAAAACTACGCTGGATACGGTGAAATTCAAAATGAGAACTTCTTACATATGTTGGAAAACTTCTCAGGAGCGACTTCACCATCAAAAGCGGTTAGTGGACAACTTTGGTTTGATAGTGCAAATAGCAAATTAAAGTTTTATGATGGTACAAAATTTAGAACAACAGGTGGAGCAGAAGTAGATGCCTCAGCTCCTACAGGTTTAACTACTGGAGATTTTTGGTGGGATACTGGAAATGATCAATTATATGCTTGGAACGGAGCAGGATTTGTTTTAGTAGGTCCACAAGGTGTAGGATCAGTTGTTACTCAGTTCAAAAGTAGAACTGTTAAAGATACATTAAACGCAAATCATTTAATTATAGAAGGTGTTGTTAATGACAAAACAATAATTGCTATAAGTCAAACAGAATTTACACTAGGTACTTCAGATCCAAATAATTTAATTACAGGTTTTGATAAAATTAGAAAAGGAATTACTCTTGTAGACACAAAAGACGCTACAAACGGTACTACATCAACAGATCATTATTTCTGGGGTAGTGCATCTAACTCTTTAAGATTAGGTGGAAAACTTGCCAGCGATTATCTAACTACCGGTAGTGGAACAACAACGTTTAGTGGAATTGCATCTTTTGTAGATGCTGGTTTTACAGTAGGTGATAGTAATGACCTTAGAGTATCAATTGTAAACGGTAATGAAGCTAATATATCAAACGAAGTAGGATCAAAAATAGATTTAAAAGTAAATGTTACTGGACAAGTTACTACAATTGCAGAAGTAACAACTACAGGTATTAATCCAGGAACTGGAAATAGAAATTTAGGTGATGCGGCAGATAAATGGTTTGAAGTCCATGCAACAAGTTTCAAAGGAAATGCAGATTCGGCATCAGGAATTTATTTTAATAATTCAACATATGCAGGAGCAACTACGGCAAGTGCATCTACAACAGCATTAAGAGATGTCAGTGGTAATATTACTGCAAATCTTTTTGATGGTACAGCGACAAAGGCTCAATATGCTGATTTGGCAGAAATTTATGAAACTGACGAAGAATATTCAGTAGGTACAGTTATGAGAGTAGGAGGAGATAAAGAAGTAACAGCAGATGATGGTTCAAGCCCAATGGGTGTTATTTCCGAAAATCCAGCATACTTAATGAATAGTGAAGGCACAGGACAAGCTGTTGCTTTTGTTGGTAAGGTACCTGTTAGAGTTTTAGGCGCTATCTCCAAAGGAGATAAAGTCTATTCTGGCGAAAATGGCGTAGGAATTGGTCATGGAACCCCTGGTAATGTAATAGGAATTGCTTTAGAAACCAATCAAGAGATATCAGAAAAACTAGTCCAGTGCGTTTTAAAAGTGTAAATAATTCAAAGGAATACAAATGGCACTAGTAACAGCTGAAAGATACAATAATTTAAGACAAAGCGTGTTTTCTGTTTTATCAACAGGAGCAGGCGATTCTGGTTACGGACAAACTTTAACAAGTTCTACGGTATCATCAGGAAATCTAGTCCAAGCAAGTCATATCAATAACATTTACGAAGATATTAGAAAATGTTACAAACACCAAAATGGTGGCAATCCAACAGCAGGGCAACTTCAAGAAGTTCTTACTACAGATTTAGTTACAGACGACGATCAAACAAATTATAAAGGTTGGGATCAATACGAAGCACTTGCAACAAACATATCAACAAATAGACTTACAGCTCACGTAAATCAAATAGCAGTAAACGCCTCGGCGGCTACTAAAACTAGAAGCTCGTCTTGGAATGGTACAATTGTCCACGTTTTTACTGTTACATTTACTGATGAAGATGCTAGAAGATACTTTTTTAATTCAGGAGGTACAATAAGAATATCAGGAAGTGTGAATACGGGTAGTGCAAAAGACAACGATTGGAATACTATGTTGTCAAGTTGTGGTACTATAGGTTTTGGTGCTAATGGCACAACTCAAACTTCAGGCAATCCGATAGGAACAGTAGCTACTGGCATGGGAAATTATCAATTAACAGCATCTTATCAAGATATATTTTCGGCAATAGATGCTGGAGGCGGATCATATTCAGCAAACGATTTTAAAATCGAAGCCAAACTAGATGGAACTAATAAAATTTGGTTCACAATGACCTATTCAGATGATGCAGGAGGTAATATCGACGAAAATGTTGCCGATGCTACAGCTACAATTGATTATGGTTTGGCACAAACTGATGTAATTGGTATTGCTCCAGGTTTTGCAATTGACGGAACTAGCACTCTTTAATACCAAAATCCTACTTGATTAAATTCATAAATCCTGTTATAATCGCAAAGAAAACGTATGGAAGAAATACAACAAAAAACCTTGCGACTTGCGGATAGATTAAAAGTCCACAATAACCAAACTAGAATACTGAAAGAAAAGTTTGTGGATTCTAATATTCATTTCCTTAAAGGTCATCAATTTACAGTTGATTTAACATTAATCAACTATTGTAAAGGATTAATAGATTTAAACAAAATTGACGTTATTATATTAGATGATTACAAAATTCCTGTTAAAATAGATAACGTTCAGGACTTTTTTGACGACATTTCCGACTTATATCAAAGGAATCTTAATTCTTATTGGGTAGAATACAATAAGTTAGAAAAGTCAAAAGGGGAAATATTAAAGGATGACTAAAGGTGTATTACTATTTGCTCATAACAATAGCCTAATAGATTATGTATCGCAGGCAATCTTTTGTTGTGAACAAATTAAAAAACATTTAAACATACCAGTAAGTCTGGTAACATCAAATAAAGTACCTCCTGATAGTATTTCCTTGTTTGACAAAATCATTCCTATTAAAAACACTAATACAAACCAAACAAAATCATTTCTAGACGGTTCTACAAACAAATATAATGCTTTATGGCATAACTTTTCAAGGCCTGATTGTTATGATTTAACACCTTACGATGAAACTATTGTTATGGACACAGATTATATTGTAGGTAATGATCATCTATTAAAATGTTTTCAATCAAATGCGGACTTTTTAATTAATAAAGATGCAGAATATATCAATTATCAACATAGAGAGGATTTATTAGATGTAGATGTAAGTGATCCTAGTATTCCTATGTATTGGGCTACTGTATTTTATTTTAAAAAGACTGATAAAATGAAAACGTTCTTTGAATTAATTAAACATATTAAAGATAATTGGTCATTTTATAGATTCACATATCAAATAATAGGACAGAATTACAGAAATGATCATTCCTTTAGTATTGCTATTCATATGTTTAATGATTTTCAAGAAACTAATTGGCCCATGAAGCTACCAAGTAAGTTGTATTACATAACTGATAGAGATGAAGTTATACATTTTGATGGAGATTGGGAATTAAAGTTGTCAGTTGATACAAAAGAATATTATCCGTGTAAAATTAATGGTATGAATTTACATATTATGAATAAGTTGGCGTTGGGACGTGCAATAATGTATGATCGCTGGATTAAGGAGGATCAACATGATAAAAAATAAAGGGTATCTTATTTTTGTGCAGTCGAATAAAAGCACAGACTACTTTAAACAAGCAGTTGCATTGTCTATGAGTATAAAATTACATAATAAAAATGCAAATGTGTGTTTGATGACTAATATTAATGTACCTGATGAGTTAAAAAAGTATTTTAATAGTATTATAGGTATACCTGGGGACGATTATGCGGAAGAAAGCATTTGGAAAGTAGAAAATAGGTGTAAAATTTATAATGCATCACCGTATGATGAAACAATAGTACTAGATGCTGATATGTTGGTCTTAGAAAACCTGGATCACCGGTGGAAATTTTTAGATAACTTTGATTTATACTTTACATCGCAAGTAAAAACTTATAAAAACAAAATTGCATCATCAGACTTTTATAGAAAAGCATTTACAAAGAATAATTTACCAAATTTATATTGTGGTATGCATTATTTTAAAAAAACAAAAAATAACTTTAATTTTTTTGCTTTAGTAGAACATATAATAAAAAATTATGACATATATTACAAAAGATATACACCTATGAATACACAAAGATGGTGTAGTATGGATTTATCGGTAGCAATAGCAAGTCAATTAATTAATAATGCTAATAATATAACTTCTAAAGTAAATTTTTTAACATTTACACATATGAAACCAAATATACAAAATTGGAAATACAAACCCAATGCTTGGATGTCTTATGTAAACTCTTATTTTGATGATGACTGTAATTTAAAAATAGGAAATTATAAACAAAACGGAATATTTCATTATGTAGATCCTGGATTTTTAACAAATGAACTATTTGATAAGTTGGAGAATAAATGCAAAGACCTGATTTAACATTTACGCCTGATATAAAAGAACAAAAATGGTATTTTAATTTTAATAAAGATACTGGACAAGTTCTTAATTGTAGTGTCATTAAAAAAGGAAATTCTGTAGAAGTTCCAGAGTCTTTAGGACATGATATTGCTAATGGAGTAAAAAATTTATCGCAATACGTTATAATTTTACAAGACGGAAAGTATATTGTTAAATCTAAAACTGATATGGATGGGATAGCGTATGAAGTTACGTCTTCTAAAAAGACAGAAAATAGAAATGTATACAAAATAGAGTCTAATGATATAAATGATAAAATTTCATTTAAACTAGATATGAAAAATAAACAGTGGAATATAGGTATTAATGATAATTTGGGGCAAGAGATACAAAATACTTTAGATATGTCGGAAGATATAGTTTTAGACTTTTATGTTACTAAAAAAGATGATGCTAATATATTAGATTATATATTACCAGTCAATTTAAACAATTTAATTAAACAAAAAACACTTACAATAGAACATAAAAGTAATAATGTCCCTTCTTTGTATTGTAGAAAACTTTATGATTATAGTTATGAGGTAGTTAATGGATAGAATTAAAATTCAAGATTCTGATTTAGTATTTTTAAGCTATGACGAACCTAATGCTGAAAGAAATTATGCGGATTTAAAGAAAAAATTTCCTTGGGCTAAAAGAGTTCATGGTGTACAAGGATTAGATGCGGCTCATAAAGCCTGTGCAGATGTATCTGATGCAGAAAGATTTGTTACAATAGACGGTGATACTATTGTAGATAAAGATTTTCTTGATGTAGAAATAGATTTAAAAGCATTAGGCGTCGACAATACGTATATGTTTAGCTGGTGTGGCAATATTAACTTAAATGGGTTAAAATATGGCAATGGTAGTTTAAAATTATGGACAAAAGACTTTGTTAAAAATATGAAAACTCATGAAAACCATGATGGTAAAGATAAAAATTCAGTAGAGTTTTGTCATTTTCCAAACTATTATCAGTTTAATGAAAATTATTCTACAAGTTATATTAATGCTAGTCCTTTACAAGCCTGGAGATCAGGTTTTAGAGAAGGAGTAAAAATGAGCATCGACAGAAATGCTAGAGCTCCAAGATTAAAAGAGTTGTGGTGGCAAAATTATCATAGATTGTTAGTGTGGATGTCTGTAGGTGCAGATGTAGAAAATGGATTATGGTCAATATACGGAGCAAGAATGGGCTGTCATAAAGTTGTTTGTACTGACTGGGATATAAATCAAGTAAGAGATTTTGAATATCTTTTATCTGAATGGCACCCAAACAAAATGGGAAGAGGAGATAATTTAAGAAAAAGTGGGCCTAAACATTCTAAGTTAAATGAAGTAGAATTAATGGCTGAAATAATAAAATTAGGACACGAAATTAGAAATAGAGAAGAAATAGATTTACCTGTATTACCTTTGTCTACAGAACAAAGTAAGTTTTTTAAATCTGTTTATATGAATAGTCCAAGAATTTTTAAAAAAAGGAAACTATAATGTATGATATTGTTTTTATAAGCTATAAAGAAGTTAATGCTGACAAGCACTTTAATGAATTATATAAAAGATTTCCTATAGTTCAACGGGTAGATGGTGTACAAGGAATTCATAAAGCACATAAAACAGCCGCAAGTAAATGTTTGACAAAAATGTTTTGGGTCGTTGATGGTGATGCTAAAGTATTAGATGATTTTAATTTTGATTTTATGCCTGAAAAAAGAAATGAAAATGTAGTACACGTCTGGAGAAGTAAAAATCCAATTAATAATTTAGAATATGGGTACGGTGGTGTAAAACTTTTACCTCGTAGATTAACATTAGAAATGAAAGAAGATACTACAGATATGACAACTAGTATTAGTAACAGATTTAGAGCAATGGAACAAGTTTCTAATATTAGCGTATTCAATACAAATGCGTTTAATACTTTTAAATCGGCATTTAGAGAGTGTGTAAAATTAAGTAGTAAAGTAATTGATAGAGGTGATGATAAAGAAACAGATAGTAGATTAAATGTATGGTGCACTGTAGGTAAAGATAAACTTTATGGTGAATATGCAATTAAAGGAGCGTTAGCAGGAAAAGAATACGGATCTGAAAGTAAAGATTTACCAAGTAAATTAAAATTAATTAATAATTTTACGTGGTTAGAAGAATATTACAAATATAAAATGAAGGATAGTGTTTGTGGATTATCAAAATAATATACCATTTAATGATATAGTCAAATTCGGACAAAGAACTATGTTGGAACAAAACGTGTTCTCCGTTAGTTGGATACTTGGAAGATTTTGTAATTATGATTGTAGCTATTGTTGGCCTTATGCTAAAAGTAAAGTTTTAGATCATAGACCTTTAGAACAATATCAAAATACTATGAAAGAAATTAAAAGACAAGCAGAAGAAAATGGATTTAGTAAATTTCATTTTAGTTTTAGTGGGGGAGAACCAACAACATATAAAGGTTTAATAGAATTATTAGAATATTATGCAGATCCTACTAGCGAATATCTTAGTGTTCATATGACTAGTAATTGTAGTCCAGGTCTTAAATGGTGGAGTCGTTGGTTAGATGCAACTTATCCATTGGATCGTAGAGGTATTACAGCAAGTTACCATGCAGAATTTTCTAATGAAGAAGAATTTGGAAATAAACTTAAATTTTTACAAGAACAAGGTGTATTAATAACAATTAATCAAGTTATGGTGCCTGATAGATGGGATGAGTATTTTGATAGATGTAAAAGATTTAGAGATAAAGGATTACACGTTACTCTTAAACCCCAAAGTGACACTACAGCAAGTTTTATTGTACAAGGATATACAAAAGAACAAGTTAATATATTACAAAATGAAATGAACCATGAAGCAAAACAATTAATATTGTTTGATAATTTAGGAAAACAATATGAAATAGACCAAGCAGAAAGACTTAATGCATTTGGATTTAATAAATTTAAAGGTTGGAGTTGTAGTGCTGGATATCAAAGTTGTATTATAAGAGAACCGGGAGGAGAAATTAAAAGAGGCTACAGTTGTCATGACGAGCCATTAGGAACAATAGAAGGTGGTTTTAAATTATTTGATAAGCCTAAAGTTTGTATTACACCAACGTGTGTAAGTTCGGCTGATTCTAAAATACCAAAGGAAAAAAATGAAACTAGACAATTATAAGTGTATAGTGACAAAGGGTAAAAAGGAAGTGGTGTGGCATTATAGTCTACCATATAAAATGATATTAGAAGAAGTTGATGAACACTACAAAGAAGGTGCTGATGCAGTAGAATTAGAAATGATTACGCAACAAGAGTTTGATGATCTTTTACCAAAGGAAGAAGATGTATAATTATACAGAAATAAAAGATGTGCATTTAGAAATTACTAGCAAATGTCAAGCTAGATGTCCTATGTGTCCTAGAAGAATAGGTGGAGGTCCTTTAAATCCATTGATACATCTTGTAGAAATTAATTTAGATACATTTAAAAAATGGTTTCCTACAGAATTTTTAATTCAATTAGATAGTTTATTCATGTGTGGTAATTTAGGAGATCCTATAATTGCTCAAGATACTTTAGAAATTTATCAGTATATTAGAACTGTTAATCCAAAAATTAGATTAGCTATGCATACAAACGGTAGTGCTAGAGATACAGATTGGTGGGAGGCGTTAGCTAAAGAAAAAGTAAAAATAACTTTTGGTATAGACGGTTTGGTAGATACTCATCATCTTTATCGTGTTTCTACTAATTGGGAAAAAATAATTACAAATGCTAAAGCATTTATTAAAGCAGGTGGTTTTGCAAAATGGCATATGTTAGTTTTTAAACATAATGAACACCAAGTAGAAGAATGCCAAACAATGAGTAGGGAATTAGGTTTTAAATCTTTTAGTTATAAACACACATCAAGATTTAAAAGTGATAAATTTCATGTTATAGATGAAATGGGAAGAACAACACACATATTAGAACCAAGTAAAAAGAGTTTTGAAATGATAGATAAAATAAAAGAAGCAAAAATAACTCCTTGTGCAATAGATTGTAAAGCTAAAAAATATAGTCAAATATATATTTCTGCAGATGGTACTGTTAGTCCTTGTTGTTGGTTAGACTTGCGATGGACAATACCTACATCAGATGCAAGAGTAGATTATATGGATCAAATAGGAGAATTTGCTAATTTACATAATAAATCTTTAAAGGAAATTTTTGATTCACAATTTTTTAGAAAAATAGAAGCCACATGGACAAACAAACCTTTAATAGAATGTTCAAAACAATGTGGAAAATTTGATAGATTAGGAGAGCAATTTGAAACTCAATATTAAAGATGTGCTGTATTGGATGGATGCTATTAGAGGATCTAACAACAAATATAAAACTTTAGAAAGTTTTTGGAAGGGACAAATATCTAGTAAAGTTTGGTTAACTGAACAACTTAATGAAATAGTTAGACCTGCTAATGCAAATGTTCTTATATGCGGAGGATGGTATGGTGTAATGGCTACATTATTATTTAATAGCAATATTAAAGTTAATAATATTAGAAGTATAGATATTGATCCAGGGTGTAAACCAATCGCACTTAATATGAATAAACATTATGAAATTAATGGAAAATTTAAAGCAGATACTTGTGATATGTTAGACTTTAAAAATTATAAAGATTATGATATTATTATTAATACAGTGTGCGAGCATATGTCTTGGGATCAATATTATAAATGGTTAGAGAATATACCTGAAGATAAATTAATAATTTTACAAAGTAACAATTTTATAGAACATAAAGAACATATTAGTTGTGTGCTTTCTGAAGAAGCTTTTAAAAAGAAATGTGAATTAACAAATATTTTGTATTCAGGTACATTAGAGTTACCTAAGTATGAAAGATATATGGTGATAGGAAAAAAGAAAAGAATTTACAGATTTAATTGCAAGGAGTTGGGACAAGTATGGCGTACAAATTTGAAGCATTAACAAAAGAGAAATCTAAAATTGTGTTTATTTGTTTAGACACTATGTATAAGATCCAAAGAACTTGGACTAAAGAGTTAATTAAAAATATTGCAGATTATCAAGTGCAAAATATTACTAGTAGTGGTTATGATTTATTAACTGCGGTAACAGAAGAAAATGGTTTAAAACAATGTGAAAAAGATTATACTCACGCAGTAGTTTATACAGTAGATACAGAATTTGAGGGAGATAAATTTTTCACATATTTAGAAGAATTAGTTAAAACAGATTTCTTTATAGCAGGACATATATTAGATAGAAAAGAAGGATACTATGAACTTCATGAACAATGTTATGTTATCAATTTAAAAAAATGGGTTGAATATGATTATCCAGATATGGGTGCAGAAGTAGAAAACGAAAAACACTTAAAAGCTGTGCCTATTAGAAGTGAAGAAAATTATCATGATAATCATACACCACTTTGGATTAAACCTGGTAATGAAATGATAGAGTATAAGGATAAATGGCATGGTTGGAATATACTTAATATTGCTTTAGATAATGATGAGGATATAGTAATATTTGATCAGAAAATAAGAGATAGTAAAAAATGTTATTATGCTGAATATGATTCAGACTTTCAAGAAAATAGTCAAAGCATATATCAAAAATATAATTTTGCCGCGAACAGACTTTATTATCCTACTAATACAAAAAAATTACAAGATGTTAATATAAAAGGACCTATTTCACAATTAATTGTTCCTGCCAGTGGATTTAATTGGTTGTTATATTTAGACAAGTACGGACATGATGAAAATACAGAAGTTATATTTTATGATTATAATCCTAATGCATTATGGTATATGAAAGAAACAATTAATAAATTTAATGGGCATGATTATCATAAATTCTTAAAAGGTCTTATAAAAGATAAAGCACCTGATTGGTTTCAAAGTAAACAAGAAATTATTACTAATTTTAGCAAAGTTGCTAAATTGTGGCATTTAAAAGATGATATAAAAATGCAATTTGTTCAATGCGATTTATTAAATGAATTTAATATAGATATTAATAATGATGAAAATACAATTTTTAATATTAGTAATATTTTTGCTTATGAACCTACAGTAGCTTTTATTACTGTTAAACAAAGATTAGAAAAAGAAAACAAATTATTGCGTATATTAAAAGAGAAAAGTCCTAAAATACAATTAGTAGTTTCAGTTCATGCTTGGAGTGGCTTGTCAGAATACAAACGACACACAGGCCCAGCAGAAAAATTTGACGAAATGGATCTTGAAGATTTAAAAGCTCCGCTATGGAGATTTGGGGAAGATTGGAAAAATTTAAATGAAAAATAAAAGTTGTACGTTTTGTATGCATCCATTTACTGGTCTTGCTACTAGAGAAGATGGCGCAATTAAGATATGTTGTAGAAGTCTTCCTATTGGTAATATTAAAAATGAAAGTTTAGAATTTGCTTGGAATAGTGAAAAAATGCGAGAAGTAAGACGGCAAGTATTAAATGGAGAACGTCCTGATGTTTGTGCACCTTGTTTTGATTTAGAAGATCAAGGAGTACAAAGTTTAAGACAAAGACATATTGCAGATAATATACCGGAATCAAGAGTTAACCTTTATCCTAATGCACTTGATAGTCTTTCTAAAGATATGACAATGCCATTTGAACTTCCTACGATGGAAATTAAAATTAATAATTTATGTAATTTAAAATGTCGTATGTGTAATCCATTAGATAGTACACAATGGAAAGATTGGAATAGCATTGTAGAACATTATAAAAAAGAAGACAACTATCTTGTTAAAGCAGTAGAAGATTTAGGACTTACAAAAGCACCATATGTTGGATTGTTTGACGATAAAAAAGAATGGTGGGATAGCTTAAGAAAACTATTACCTCATTTTAAAAGAGTAGAATTTGCAGGAGGCGAGCCTTTGATGGACCCTCAACATTATAAAATTTTAGATCTTCTCAGTGAGAATGGGAAAAATATAGAAATAAAATATGCAACAAATGGTACAGTGTTAGGAATAAAAGGAAGATGGATTAAAGACTATTGGCCCAAATTTAAAAGTGTAGCTGTTAATGTTAGTATTGATGGGATAGATGAAGTATATGAATATGTTAGATCCAATGGAAAGTTTCAAGATGTTGTAGATAATGTTAGAATAATGAAAAATATACCTACAGTAAGTAGAATTGTAGGAGCATTTACAGTACAATCTAATAATATAATGCAAATAGACAAGGTAATAGACTATTTTTTAAACAAATTAGAAATTGTATTTTATAGTCATAGGGTACAATATCCTAGAGCCTTGAGTGCCCAAGTATTACCAAAGGAATTAAAAGATAAAGTTATAGCAAAATTAGAATTAATGAAGGACAAAGTTAAAGAATATAGGTTAGTTAAGGAACATCCAATATTAGAAAAAATTACATTACAACAAATTCAGGATAATATTAATTTTCTTAAAGCAAGAGATCTAAACAAGTATTGGAAAGATTGTGTAGATTTTAATCATAAGTTAGATAAAACAAGAAATCAAGGTCCTTTTGAAAAAATTATTCCGGAGTTTGCTCCATATGTATAGAGTAGAACATTTATATGAAGATGTACGACAAAGTACTAAAATAGAATGGAACATAGGTAAAAGATGTAACTATGATTGCAGTTATTGTCCTGCAGAAATTCATGATAATTTTAGTGAACATACTGATATTGAAATACTTAAAAATACTGTAGATATTATTTCTAAAATGAATAAACCTAGAATAAGTTTTACAGGAGGTGAACCTTGTGTGCATCCAAAATTTACAGAACTTTTAGAATATGCAAAACCAAAAGTTACATGGATAAATGTAACCACTAACGGTACCAGAACAGCCGAGTATTACCAAAATCTTTTGGACAATTATCTTAACCATATTGTGTTTAGTTTACACTTCGAATATGACTGGAATAAAGTTGTAGAAACAATAATAAGGGCAGTTAACAGCTCAGTTAATAAGAATGCTCTTGTACACGTAATGATGCTTCCAGGCTCGTTAAATGACGTGCAAGACGCTTGTAGACGCCTTTTAAATGGTAATATAAAGTATAGTTTGCGTCCAATTCGGTGGACCAAAAAGCATGATGATTTTGAAGATATGAATCGGTATAGCGAAGAAGAAATAAAGTTTTTGAAAATCCAAAATCATAATCCACCACATAATACTTTGGTAGACAAATCCAAAACTTGTAATGTAAATGATATGTTAATTTTGAAAACTAATAAATTTAAAGGATGGCTTTGTAATGCAGGTTTAGAAAGTTTAATGATTAATTGGGATGGTGATGTACATAGAGCAACTTGTAGAGTAGGAGGAAGTATAGGTAACATTTATAATGGTACGTTTGAAATTCCAAAAGATCCTATTGTGTGTACAAGAGAATGGTGTACGTGTGCCGCGGATATAAATTTAACAAAAATAAAAAATGAAAATACACAAAATAACTTATAAATTTCCTGAATTAAACAATGTTTTACAAATTGAATGGACTTTAGGTAATACTTGCAATTATAATTGTTCATATTGTTTACCTATATTACATGATAATTCTTTTCCTTGGATTAATTTAGAAAAAAGTAAAAAATTTATAGACAAATTACATAATCATTATACTGATATGGGTATTACACATTTTATTTGGAAGTTTGGTGGAGGTGAACCTACTCTTTATAAAGATTTTGCAAAACTATGTGAATATATTAATCAAAAAGAAAATAATTTAATAATACCTATGACAAATGGTAGTAGAAAAATGGATTGGTGGAAAGATAATTATAAAAATTTTTTTGCAGTGCATTTTAGTATTCATCCAGAATTTACAAAACCAGAACATATTAGAGATGTATGTGACTTTTTAATAGAAAATAAAGTAGATAATATTTGTCATATAATGATGAAACCCGATGAATGGTCTAAATGTATGGATATAATAGATGTATTAAAAAATAGCAACAGAACTGAATGGGGGATTCAAGCTAAACCATTACATCAAGTTTGGGACACCGATACTGTAAGTGAAAGAGACTTATATCCTTATACAGAAGAACAAAAACAGATATTTAAAGGTACAATTAGAGCTCAAGAAAGAGTTAATGAAAAAATAGATACTAGATTTAATAGAGATATGTATATGGTAGAAGATGATCAAACATATGACTTTGATCCATATTGGACAGTAGCAAATGATATTGTTGATTGGCGTGGTTATACTTGTAATGCTGGTATAAACAGAATTTATATTAATTATGACAAAAGAATGTATTTAGGAGCAGGTTGCAGAGTTTTATCTGAAGGTTTTACAGGTAAAAAATATGATGAAGATTTTAATTTTCCAACAACTAGTGTTATTTGTAATCAAGAAAGGTGTGTATGTATAGCGGACATTCAGGTGCCAAAAACAAAATAGGTTTCTTCGGAGACAGTTTTATTGCTCACCCTCTTAAAGATAATTGGATGGGTCGAATGGCAGATTCATTAGATGCAGAAATTGTAAATACAGGAATTAGTGGTTCAAGTTATTGGACTGCCGTTATGCATTTTACAAAAAACTTTCATAAATTTAAAGATTTAGATTATTGTGTATTTGCTTGGACTGATCCTTTTAGAATATATCATTCAAAAGGAGATTTTAGTCCACCTAGTGCTTATCAAGGTTCTAGTAAAAGACATAAAGCCGCTCAAATGTTTTTTGAAGAATTAGTAGAATGGAATAAAGAAAGATTAAATTTTCAGGCTGTTGCTTATTGGTTAGACAATGAATACTTGTCTAAAATGAAAGGTAAAATTTTACACTTATGGAGTTTTGGAGATACTAGAGTAGAACCTTGGAGTGACGCAGAACTAGATCAAATTAAGTATTTGCATACTTGGAAACACGGAATAGAAATAAGAAAACCTTTGTATTATATTAGTTGTAGAACAGATCCAAAAAGAGCTTGGTGCGAAGAAAATTTAAGATTTTTACAAAGTATATTTGCTTTTAGAGTTAATCATATGGGACCAGATGGTGACAATGAAGTTTTTAATCTTATAAAAGATGTGATAACTCGGGAAAAGTGGATTTAGCAGATAATTTTCTTATACCATCTAGTTTAGTAACGTATTCTTTAAATCCTGGAAGTAGATGACTATTATCTTTTTCATCCATATGATCCATTACAGCCTCCCAACGTTTCCAGCCATAAGGATTGTGTTTCCAATATTCATCATCTTGTCTGTAGTTTTTCCATAACCATTCTTTAAATTCTGTATAACGTTCACGAACTTCTTGTTTATCCTCTTTAGGTAATATTTGAATACTTAAAAATGTAGGTATGTAAAGCAAGTGCATATTAACTAATCCACCTCCCATTTGTGTACCGCCGGGTACAGTTCCTAAATTAAGTTTTTTAAATTTAGATTCTACTTTCCATTTCATAAAGTCTGGCAAGTGTTTTACATTAAAAATTTGTATAGCAGTTGCTAAACTTGTTTGTATATTGTCGGGAGTGTTGTCTAACATACGAAGATTCTTTTCTACGGTATCCCAGTTAGTTGGAAAACGTATATATTCATCTCGTTCATGACAAGCGTCCATGCTAATTGCAAATTTAACTTTCTTAAACTTGCTCCATAACTCAATTAAATCTTCGTCTACTAATATACCATTTGAATTATATCTTAATAAGATTTTATCTTGATATCCTTGTCGTACAATTTCTTCAATAAATGTTTTATGTTCTCTAATCATTAAAGGTTCACCACCAGCAAAATAAACTTGTTTTAAATTAGGAATTTGTTTATTCATTTCTGCCCAAAATGTATCTTTTTCGTGCCACTTGTTATTAAATTCTTGTTTACCCCAAGACATTTGTTTTCTAACTGTAGGTATTGTTAGTTGAGGCATAAGTCGTTGCCAATCTGCAACCCATTTAGAACTGTCATGAGGAGAACACATAACACACTTAATATTACAAGTATGGCCTAATCTTAAATCTAAATATCTTAATGTTTCAGGTACAGTTCCATCTTCTTGTGTTTGTTTTATTAATTCAGGAATATCTACACCATCTTTGTGCCACGTACCCGTTTCCCAAATACGTTTACTAACTACTCCTACTTTTTCTTCATTGAAACATTTAGTACAACTAGCAGGTATTTTTCCAGCTAACATAGTTTTACGAACTGACTTCATATATTCATTGTTCCAAGCACTCATTGGTGTATCTTTTCCAAAGTTTGCTGGTGTGCCATCTTCTTTTTTAACAAGACCTACTTTGTGATCTTTTCCTGCTCCACTGGCGTTTGCACTACAACATAAACGCATATCTCCATTAGGGCGTGTAGCAAAGTGAATCCAAGGCAATACACAAAAAGTACAAGAACCACTAACTGATTCTATTTCTCTTTGCCATTTACCTAATTTAGAATCTTTAGGATTTAACCAATATTCATTACTTTCAGTCACTGTTATCTATTCCCCATTGTCTTTCTTTACACCAAAAACATTTACCACATACTGGAATGTCTTTACCTGGAACATATGTTTTATAATCTAGGTTTCCAAATATTTCAGGATAAGTTTCCTTATCACCTTCGCAACTTCTTGTAAGATTAAACAGATTCATGATGCCTAATCTCTTATATTGAGATACTATCCAATCTTTTTGTACGAAGGTGAAAGGATGACAAGCCACGCCATTCATGTGTGGCTTTATCAATCGATGTAGATTTTCAACAGTATCATTTGATAATGTACTGTCTCTGTCCGTTAATCGGCCATCGAATTTTATTTCAGGATTTTTAGTAAGTCCACAAAACCATGCATCTAGATTATAATTATGACCTATATATTCTGCGTGTGATCTTAACTCTATTTGATTACCGCTTTTTAATTTGCCATATTCATCAATAATGTTTGGACCTTTAGAACCCCATTCTAAATCAGGTGCAATAAAATTTGTATGTTCTATAAACTTTATATCTTTAAATGTTTCTTTAAACCAAGCAAATACTTGTTTAAAAATATGTTGTTGCCAAGGACGTGTTTTCCATAATCTAACATTATAAATTATGTGTATTTTGGTATAATAATTTTTACGTTTAATTAAATCGCATATAATATATGCCATTAAGGCACTATCACAGCCACCACTAAGACTTATTCCTATATTTTTCCAGTTTGGTGACAATGGAAAATATACATCAGATATATCGTGGATTATATTTTGGTATTCACTATTCTCGTAGAGACTTTTTACTTTGTTATTCATAGGCATCAAATAATACTTATCGTAATTAATCCTCAGGTTAATTCTTTATGGTAAATATTGGTATGCTTACAAAGATGCTTACAAAGACTGGTATAACACATTCCTCTAAAGAAATATATAATTTGGTAAAACATTTTGGTCCTGGTAAAAACATTTTGAATAAACAAACAGGAGATTTCTTTTATGATGAGTGGGAGGTACTTCCAGAATACAAAGACACTAGTTTAGAAGGGTTACTATCTAAAATAGGAAAAGTAGGACAAGCAAGAGTAAATGTATTGAAACCAGGTGAGTGTTTTTTTGCTCATGCTGATATAGATGATCGCTTTCATTTAGCATTAGATTCAGAATATAGTTTTTTAACAGATATAATTGGGGCAAAACTTTATTGTGTTGGAGACGATAATGTATATGAAATGGACGCAGGTAGATTACATTCTGCAAGTAATTATGGATATAAAAATAGATATCAATTAGTTATTAGAAAACTTTTAAATAGAATAGATTTACAAGAACCTGTAGTAGTAACTTGTATGGCTCTTCAACCTACACCATATAATTTAAGATATCTTTTTGATTGTAGTTTTTCTTGTTTATTAAACAAATTTAATAAGCTAGGAGTAATGACTAATTTTCAAAAAATTAGTGATACGTCTATTAAGTTTGACGTTGAATATGAATTTGTACAAGAAGTATTAAAATTAAAAGAAACTTGTGGCTTTGGAGTGCTTATAAATTATGATTAAAATGAAAGACAAAGAGTGGGATCGTTTTTATAAACCAATAAATGCAGTTGCTAATGTTCTTTATGAACCTCTTATAAGCAAAGATAAGAAAGTATTTTGTATGAATTGGAATCCTAGTACTTACTTTGAAAATAAATTTTTAAATAATGATTTAAGAGAATACTGGTTTTTACGTGAAATTAAATTTTTATTAAAATTAAGAGGCAAATCTTATATACCTGAAGTAATTGATATTGCATATGATGATAGACAAATATTTTTTAGATGGTATGATAATAAACTATTATCTACAGGAAATTGGCGAGAGCAAATTACAGAAATTAAAACTGATTTAGAAAATGAAGGTATTTTTAAAATAAATCTTTATCCTCATACTTGCTATGTTAATGATGATGGACAAATTCATATAATGGATGTGTATGGTTGTACAGATATAGATTCAAAATGGATTAATACAGAATATTTAAAACCTCTTATGATGGATAATCCACATAAAAGATTTACAGAATCAATAACTGGTAATGATTGTGATACACATAAGTTGTATGCAATTACTATTCAATCAAATTACGCTAAATGGCCAAGAGATTTTTTAAATGCTTAAATTTGTTGGAAATTGTAAAGATGTAATAGATGCAAGAAGGATATAATGTTTATAGATTCAACAAAATATAGTTCCTGGGAAGAATTAAAAAACTTTCAAAAAAAAGTAATATTAGAATACCATAATGCTTTTACAACCGGTTCTAATTCTACAATTGGTTCTTGGGATAAGATAACTAGGGCTCCTATAAAAGAAGGAATTGGGAACACTGAAGCATTAAAAGAAGGATCAACAAGAAACCCTGCTCCTTATATAATACAAGAATATTTAGAAAAAGTAGGTGATGATGATACGCATAGTAAAGATTTATATTTTAACGGTGAATTTCAAAAAGGATATAATGAAAGTGATATTTTTAAAGAATGTATAGACTATGCAGTAAAAAATCTTAAAGGATTATATAAAATTTCAATTGACGGGCTACCACCTGATGGAATAGCTTTACCACGTACTATACAGCATCAGTCAAATCATTTTCAAAAAGGTCCTTGTTATTCTATGTTATTGAGTATTGATATTCCATCTGAAGACATTATTAAATGTGGAATTAAAGTAGGAATGTCTCGAAAAGAATTTAATCATGGACACATTTTAACAATTGATCCGACAATGACTTATGAAACATGGTATCAAGGATTAGGTCATACTTATATAGAAGGTGCCAATCCTAGTTCTTATAGAATTTTAGTAATCGTAGAAGTTTTAAAGAAGGAATTTAATTTAAATTAAGTTTCTTTTTGAATTCACCAGTAACTTCAACTTGCATGATAGTCTCCTTTAGAGCGTTGCGTTGTTTGCTTCTGATTTACTATATTAATACGTGTACTAGTATTTAGTTAAGCAGATGATCCTGGATCTGGATAAGGCGCAATTCTAAGAGTCATTAAGTATTCAGGTTGTTCTATACACCACATAACTACTTTTGCTATATAGTCTGGATCCATTTTGTGTCCAGAACCAAAAGAAGCTACCCTAGGCGTATCTACAAACCCAGGTTTGATGTTTATTATTCTACAATTACCTTTGCTATTTTGTAATTGTTCACATGCATGATCTAACGCACATTTTTCGGTACTATAAGGCCAAATTGTGTTTTTAGTAACATCAGGACTTAAAGAACTAATTGATACTATTTGTTTTTTTTCTTCTTTCCATTTTTGCCATAAATGATACAATACCCAAACTTGTGCGTATTTGTCATGTGCATTATTAATAAAGACATCACAGTCTAATGCTTTTTCTATAATAGTATGAGGATCATTAATATCGTAACCATTACTTCGAGAAAATCCTATCCATTCGTGATTATTGTTATCGCAATAATTAGCTAAAGATAAGCCTATACCACTAGTGTGTCCTGTTATTCCAAATTTCATTTATATCTAAATGTTCGTCGAGAGTGATATATTGTTGACCACCAATTCCTTTAATCATGCCAATATTTAGTGTTAAATATTGATGCCGGAAAAATTCATGGATTATAAAATAATACCTTACGAAGAAAATTTAGATTTAGCTAACTTTTACCAAAATGCTAAACAAAAAGGATTCGCAAATAATAGTTCAAAAAAAATATTAATAGACTCTATTAGTAAAGAACGTGAATGGCAAGTTTGGTTTTTACAATATAAAAATAAAATTGTAGGGTCTACTGCCGCACATTCTTTTGATGAAATGGGAGAAAACAGTTATAGAATACTAGCAAGAACTTGCGTGTTCACAGATGAATTGCCTATTAATAATGTAAGGACTAAAAAGCAAATTGTAGAACATCAAAGTATTACACCTCAATTTTTTATGCCTGCTTGTATTGAATGGGTAGGACTTCAAGGTAAACCTTATGGGGGATATTCATTAGATAATAAAAAACTTTATATAACAACAAATGAAAATGAAGAAGGGTCACAAAAATTAGTGCATAAAATATGGGCACCTATGTTAGCAAAATCTGGTTGCTTAGAATACATTAAAGATTTTAATTATAGAAATACTCCTCAGAGTGTTTGGCGTTTAAATCCTAGGATATTTTTATCTCAATTATATAAACAAAGATTATGGAGATATAATGATTAACAACGATTACGAATATTATTATAATCAAGTTCCGGGTAAAGGACAATGTAGAAATAATTTAGTTTACACTAGTTTAATAAACAGACATAAAACTGAATTTGTACAGTGGTTTTTTAATGATACATTTTATCATAATGGACATAACCAAGTAATGGATACAGAATTAATGAATGAAAAATGGTTAAGAGAAACGAATATGTTATTAAAAATGCATAGTAAGTATCCTCAACATATACCATCAATACTTGATATAGATTATGCAAATAAAAAAATTCATTTAGGTATAGAAGGTGTAGATTTTTGGGAACAAAGTCATAATAAAACATATGAAGATGTATTGCCTAATTGGAAAGAACAAATGTTAGAAATAATTCAAGCACATAAAGATATTGGTATGTACAAGTATAGTCTTCATCCTAGCAGTTATTTTGTAGTAGAAGGTAAACTTAAATCTATTAATTATTTTTTTAGTTATATGGTTCACGAACCTAAAATTACTGTTAAAGATCATTTAAGTCATATATCAAATGACAGAAAAGTAATAGTATATGAACAAATGAAAGCCATGAATATAAACGTTAATACTCCAGTATCCTTTGATAAAGCTCAACTATTATGCTTTGAAAGTTTTCGTAATAACTATCCTGATGACTTTATTAATCAAGCAATAAGTATCTATAAATAATTATATGAACGATACAAAGACATTAAGTTTATGTCATATTTGCTATAAACATATACCAGCTGAACGTATTACTAAAAATAATGCAGTTTATCTTATTAAAACGTGCCCTGAACACGGTCGTATGGAGTATAAGGTAGAGCATGATGTTGAATTTTACAATAATTTAGAATATGATAGAGAAGGTTATAGTATACCGCAAGGTATCCTGATTGAAGTAACCGATCGTTGTAATTTAAATTGTCCTCATTGTTATCATGAACCAGATAATAAAGTAGTAGACAGGTCTATTAATTCAATTTTAAAACAAATAGAAGAAAATGTACATCCTAGAACAGGTGCTGTAATACTTGCAGGTGCAGAACCTACAGTACGTAAAGATTTACCAGAATTAGTTGAAGCTATTTGTAAACAAATAAAAGATTTAAACAGAGATCACCAGGATGTTTGTATTTTAACTAATGGTGTTAAACTTTCTGATAGAGCTTGGGTTAAAAGAATTGCAAAAGCAGGTGCTCGAATGGTTATGATAGGATTAAATCATCCTAGTTACCAAGGCAAAACAGTACATAGAAAACAATTAGAAGGTATTGATAATTGTATTGCAGAAGGTATATTTGTTTATTACATAGGATATACATTAGGAAGTTTGGATCAAATGGAAGATGTATTAGAAGAAATTCAAAGTTTAGGATACAAAAGTTGGCAATATAGAATTAGAGCAGGTTCGGATATAGGTAGAAGTCCTGATGAACCAAGATTCTTTTTAAGTGACCACGTAAAACTTATTAAAAGTATTTGTGATAAAAAAGGTTGGAGTTGGGAAAAGAAACCTGCTGATGATAATTTATATCATTACATGGTTAATATTAATGGTATTAGTCATAGAATTATTCAATGGAGTGATCCTAAAACTATAGATATGGAACAATTAATGTGTGGTCCTTGGTGTAATTTTGTTCCATTAAAACCTGTAACTAACTTTTTACATCAAATAATGTTGCGTGATGCTAACGTTAATAATGGAAAACCGTTATTTGATACTGTACCTGAACGTTATATGTTTAAACCAGACACTGTGGATTATAAAGTAACTGAATGGACGTATAAAAGTTGGGATGATTATAAAATTAAACAATCTAACCTAGTTAATCTGTAACATTATAAGTTATTGATATTACCGTAGGACTTTTAATCCAAAAATCAATTGTTTTTAAAATTGTTTCACTATCTTTATAAGAACTACTACTAATTTTTAATAATAGCAAATCTGCATTATCAGGCATTTTCCTTGATGCTAGTATTAAAAATTCTTTTTCTAATAATTTTTTTTGAAAAGCATATTCTGGATCTGGGGTATTATTATCGTCATTATCAGTAATAACTGATCCACATACTATCATTTTTTTAACTTTAGTATGTAAGTCTTTTAAAAGATTTAGTTGTAAATGAGGATTAGGATTAGCATTGTTTATAAACAAATCACAACCTTCTGATTCTTTTACAATTTTTTCGTAATCATAACCCGAATCAAATCCCTTAACATTGTGATTTTTTGATTTATAATAGACGTATAATTTCTTACCAAGCCCTTTTGAGTGGCCCGTTATTCGGATTTTCATTTTAGATTATTAATTTAAATCGACCCAACTTGCGCCAGTGTACCCTTGGAATTTTGTACCTGTTGTATTAAACACTACCATACCAGCCGCCGGTGTTGCTATTGCGGCATCTCTTGCGGCGTTGTCGGCATATACTTTAAGTTGAACTGGACCATCTACATCTAATGTACCAGCAGGACCAGTTGGATTTCCTTTGTTAATTCCTAATCTACCTAAGTAATCAAATGCTAATATTTTTTCTGTAGAACCATTGTCTGGTGTAGTAACCATTAAAATTTTACCTGGAACTTGTCCAGCACCTACAGTAGCATTTGCATCATTTTCTACTGCATATGATATAAAAGCAGATCGTCTATAAGCAGTACCATCGTGACCATTTGCAAGATTAGTGAATAATATATCTCCTTTTTGTACTACTTGTGGAGATAATAAAGAATTTCTTGAAGAGAGATATTCAATACAATTTGAAGTTGTAGCAGTAACTCCAGCTGTAAAAATTTTATAAGCTGATAAAGTTGTAGTAGGACTGTATTGTTCTATTCCAATACCTGTTGCAGAATCAGTTCTGCTTACTTTTAATACTGTTTGGGCATTAATTAACTCAAGTGAATTTTCATTCAATACAATGTCACCGTTAGTAATAACATTTGCATTACCATCTATTCTTAAAGTACTATCGTTAGCAAATACAGAACCATGTATATCACCGGTTACTGCACCTGTAACGTTACCAATAACTGGACCAGTATGTGTACCACCAGCACTATTACCAGTTAAATCACCTGTAACGTTTCCTGAAAGATTTCCGTTAAATGTTGTTGCAGATATTGAAGAAAAACCAGCACCAACTCCGCCTGTTATTGAAGCTGTACCGTCATTAAATTTTACGCCGAAAATTTCTTTCCATAATTTAGCGGCTGTACCTATGTCTCTAGTGTTAGTTGTATCTGGAATGAAGTCTGCCGCAACGTTATTGTATTGTGATGCGACAGTAGTATCTACTGCATTACCACCTACTGTTGAAGCATCTCCTACATATAACTTTTTAGTATCTGTAGTATAGATTATTTCACCTTCAGCGGGTGTAATACCGCTTCTTTGAGTGTCTGTTCCTCTTCGTACTTGAAAAGCCATTTTAAATGCTACTCCTTAATATACCTATGTTTGTAACAGTATTTATGATATTTATCATAGGTACGGTATTACAGGACTTTGCTATTTGTTCTTTTTTATGAACTTATGGGTGCGTTTTTGGATGTCTTTTTTAATCTTTTGCGTATCTAGACTAAAATCCACATTTTTTATGGCCCCTGCATAGGTTCTAAATATGTCCTGTAAGGTGTTTTCTAAGTCAGCATGGGTGAAATTTTTTCTACTAGGTTTAAGCCTAATATCCCAATTTTTACCGTCTTTAAACATTACCTTTATACCTATTAGATATTGTATAGGTATAGTTTGTACATCTAAATCGGAAAAAACTTCAGGCCAATGGGCCACAACTTCCTTGGGTAGTTTCTTTTTGTTAAACTTGACCATAACAGACATAGTTCTATTCTGCTTTTTCGGTCTTGCTTTTCTTAGTAGGCGATAAAGTTTCAGCTTCTTTTCTTAATCTAGCCGCTTCTTTATATAATCTGTCAGCATCACTTCTCATTTTTGAAGCAATTTGATCATCTGTCATTACTTTTGCTGTTGGTGTTGCTACATTACTTGTAACACCTTCTTTAACAGATAATTCGTCTATAGATACACCTCTTTGATTAGCAATAATTTTGTTTAACTCGTCCAATGCTACAGATGTTGTAGGGTTTGGTGTCATTTCTACTTCGCTTGTAGGCACACTTTGCATATTTGCGAATTTATGAAATTTAGGTAACATTACATCTCCACTAGAAGTTCTAGTTCTGTTTAAAACTTCATAAAGTTCAAACGCAGTTTGACCTTCATTAGACTCTACAGCTTTTATTAAAGAATCATGATCCTGAGCATTTAATTTTGCTGTTTCAATTACTAGTGCAGATTTAGAATCTCCTGGTAATGTTCTGTAAACTACAACAACTTTTGCTTTAGACCCTTTAAGTCTGCCAACGTGTTTTGTATCAGCCATTATTTTTTTCCTCCTGTTGCAACAGCCGGTTTAGCTGGTGCGGTATCGGAACCTTTCTTTTCAAGATCCTTTTGTTGTGCTTGGACTACTTGTAAAAAAGACTCTAACTTATTAAATGTGGCGCCAACAGCCTGCATTTCATTTGCCTTGAATGCTCCTCTTTGGCAAGCCGCATCTATAATAGATTTGATAATCCCTAAATCTTGGACAGTCAAATCTGCAGAAGCACCAGGTTGTCCTGCTGGACCTTTTGGACCAACGGTACCTGCTCCTGCTGGTGCGGTTGTTTGTTTTGCCGCATCTGTTTTTGCTTGTTCAGTCATATTAATATGTTTCTCCGTATTGTTTTAATTGTATACAAAGATATTTAATGTTTAGGGAAGTGAGGGCAACTCAAATTGAATATGCTCATCTCTTTTGGATCTTCAAACCCTACCAAAATAGAATGAATAACTTGATCTGACTTATCAATCTTAATGTGATTACCAATATAATATCTGCTTTTTAGATTATCCGAAATCCAATTTTCTACAATTTTTAGATACTCGTGACCTTTCTCAGGTAACTCTTGAAACACCATACCTTTTGGTTTTTTGGTAAATTTTCTAGCGTCTAAAAAGTTTAATGGATTTGGTATATTGGTTTTTGGAAACATTATGCGTCGTAATGAGATGTAATACCAAAAGGTGCTTCTTTATTTTTATCATGATGTTCATGAAGAATCCATATTGTATCGCAATAATCAGGATCTCCCCAATCATCCCAAGGATAACCATCTGTGAATACTATTAATTTTTTAGGAACAATGTCATTGTCTTTCATATGTCTCCAATTTGCCATAAAGTCTGTACCACCGCCACCTTTAGCATCATAGTCTTCTAGACTATTATCATTAGCAGTAAAATCTTGTTCATTATAAACTTTAGTATCAAAAGACCAAATTTTAATATTATAATCTTGATATTGATCCATAATGTTTTGAATTTCTCCTAAGAAATCTTTTAATTGTCTTTCTTCAATAGAACCTGATGTGTCTATTGCTACACAAATATCTATTGTTTTTTGATAGTCTGTTGCAGGTAAAATTATACCTGAATGCCAAGCCTTTCTAGAAGGTCTAGCAAAAGTATAGTCGTTTCTTATAACACTTTGTATTTGTTGTTGTAATACTTGTTTCCAATCCATTTTAGGATTAGTAAACTGTTTAATCATTCTTTTAACTTCTTCAGGTAAATTATCTGGACCAGCCGCCTGTGCAGATTGCATTATACCTTCTTTAATTTCGTTTTTAATTTTTTCTTGTTCGTCTTTGCTTATAATAGGTTGTTTACTTTTACCATTTTTATCTTTGTCTTTTTTACCTGCTCCACTTTCAGGACCTTTTTCCCAATCAATGTGATCATCTAATAGTTTTCCTAATTTGCTTATATCAATTTTTTTAGCATTTTTAAATAGTTCGTCATATACTTGTTCTGATGACCAACCGTCGTATTTGTGATCTTGAAATATTTGAATGTCTTTAGGTTTTTCTCCTATTCCTTCTCTAACTAAAGTATTATTAACGAGATAGTCTGCCGCAATATTATAGAGCATTCTATTTCTATTTTCGTTTCTTTGTAAGTGATTAAAAACACAATGAAGTATTTCGTGTCCTATTACAAATTCAATTTCTTTAGTGCTTAATTTGTGAAAAAATTCTGTATTATAATATAAATGTTTACCATCAGTAGCCGCCGTAGGACACCACTCATCACACTCTTGGATTTTTAATCTAGTAGCCATATTACCAAAGAAAGGATGTCTTAATAGTAAACCAACTCTTGCTACAATAATTTTATCTAAAACTTCAGTTTTTATTTGTCTATACTCGTCGTCTGTACGTTTTATAACTGGTGGTTCTTTAATTTTTTTAATTTTAGTTGTTGTTTTTATTTTAGTTTTTAACTGCATAATTCCTTTTATGTGTTATAGGGTACCCGAAAGCACCCTATAACGAAAACACTAGTCGGCGCTTTGAGCGGCGGTTATGTACTTGCCGTATTTTTCATGGAACTCATCGAAAACTTTGATAGCGTCTGGATCAAACGGTAACTGATATTGTGTAAGAGCTAATTTAATACCCATTACAACTAATTCAGTATCAAAATTGTCCATCATAAATCTAAGAAATTTTCCAACTTTGTCGTTAAACTTCTTATCTTTTTTATCGCAAGCCTCTTTAAGTTCATAACATAAAGAAACCGTTAGGGAGTACATTGCACTGATTTCTTTACTTTTCAACTTCTCTACTTTACCTTCTAAAATATCAGAAGGGTTAGGAAGTTGTGATGCCACCTTACGGTGAGCCATAAACTTAACTGCAAGTCCTTCGCCTACTGCACCGCTGACTAAATCAGTCACAGTGTTTTCATCTAAATCATCTGATAAGAGTTCACTTACAAATGACCAAGATCTCGGAGTAGCAAAAGACCTACTTGAAGATTTCGGTTCAAAGTCGTATAGGTCTTTTTTGCTAAAAGTCAAATAACCAATTACATCTTTATGGATGTTGTTGTCTACTGCCCATTCAAACCAATCATCAAAAACAGGTTTCATTTCTAAGTGAATGAATCTATTTGCTAATGGTGCCGGCATTCTATAAGTGATACCTTTATCTGCTTCTCTATTACCCGCCGCCACTATAACAACGTTTTCTGGTAATTCGTAAGTACCTACTTTTCTATTCAATATTAATTGGTAAGCCGCCGCTTGAACACTTGGTGCCGCGGAATTCATTTCGTCTAAAAATAGAATAATGTTTTTATATTTTTTAGACATTTTTTGATCTGGTAATTCTGATGGAGATGCCCATTCCATAGATTTTGAATTACTATTAAAGTATGGTATACCTTTAATATCTGTTGGTTCCCATAAACTTAATCTTATATCAATAACATGAGCATTGATAGTTTTTGCAATCTGACGAACAACGTCTGATTTACCAATACCCGGACCGCCCCATAAAAAGATTGGTCTTTTGATTTTTAAGGCGTGTAATATACTTGCCTTTGCTTTATTTGGTGATAATTGTCTAGTAGCTAAACTACTATCTGCTGATGTGTCTTTGCCTTTACGTGCCATTATGTACTCCTTAAGTTACAATTGGTTTATTATTAATAATAGCACCTTTTGGTAATTAAGTCAAATGAAAAGAAGCTTAAATGACCCGCATAAATCAATTGTTAATTACGACGTGAGTAACTAAATTACCCTTTTCGTAGGAATCTATAATAAATTTCACTGCATCAAACACTGCGTTGGGGGATAATATAGTGTTTTGTTCTTTACAAATTTCCCACATCATTGCGGTTTTCTCTACAACAGTAGGTTGTTCAAATAACATATCTATATTTGTGTCAACAAAACCTGGAGAAATTAAACTAGCTTTACATTTTCCACCACTACCGTTTACTTCTTGTGTTATTTTCTTTAATCTCATTTTTTCAATGTAGTAATTTTCGTTTGCTAGTTTATAATCAAACATTTCTAATTCAGTTACAATACTGCCAATAGAAATTGCTAGTTTAGGATGGTCTTTACTATATTTGCAAAATTGATATAAGAGTGCGTGTTGCTTATTAAAGAGATAAGCATTGTTAATTAAAACATCAAAACTAAGACATTTGTCTACAACTCTTTGAGTATCCTCAATACCGTTTCCTTCGTTTTTGTCTAGACCTATAACTTCATAATAAGGAGAAAATTTATCATATAAACATTTTCCTATTCCTGATAAATGTCCTGTAATTGCTATTCTGCGTATTCTCATAGTATATGTTAATTTATTGAGAAGTTTTGGTTTATTCTTCGTTATTGAATTCTTGTCTAGTCATAGCTTTACTAATACCATATTTTCTTATATCTCCAGAAAATAACATTAATTCCATAGCTTTCTTTTCATTAGTAACAATTATACCATCGTCAGCCAAAAAATATGGACAATTAATAAATCTATCTAAAAAAATTATGGTTTGAGTAGTAACACTAAAGTCTACTGGGAATGGAACTTCATATGTTTTTAAATCAAGTTTTTTTGTAATAAAATCTAAACCTTTATCAGTTAATCTTAAACCACCTACATCTTTTGATCTACTATTTTTCCACCACATAGGCAAATACTCTTTTAAAGTATTTGGATTAATACTAATATCTGCGTTTTTTAGGAAAATTTTTGTGTAGGTTTCTTTCCAGTTCATTGTTCGTTGACAGTTTCACCAGCAGTAAGTTTAACTACTGTGAATTCTTCAACGTTGAAAAGAGTATTCAATTTTTTCGCCAAGTTAAAGGCGTGACCAGGATTAGAAAAACTAACTTTTTTGTATTTTGGTCCTGGATAGTTGTTAAGCATATTTGCTGATTTAAGGTTAAAAGGTTTGTTCTTATGAAACACAGCCCAGATGGCTTCCGCTTCAAGAATCTGCTCTGTTTTATAGCTTTTCTTGTCTACGTGTTCCAGTATAATAGTAGGCTTCGGTCTACTCATAATTTTTCAAGGTACCCTCTTTATAGTTACACCCCATACTATATTTATCGTGAATTTCACGAAAGAGTGTTACAAAAGTATTAAGTTAATGATTTCGAAACGCCGTTATAGATGCCTATACTAAAGGCTTCCACCGTCAGCTTTTACACTGATAGTTTCTTCGGCTTTCGATTGTTTAGTTATGAGAGATTCGTAGTCACCGGCAAGTCTAGCCAGTACAATTGCTAAAGAATATGTTAAACTTTTGGCAGTTGCAGTATCAATTTTTACTTCTTTTTGTTGACCAATGTCCGCGGCTTTTACTCTTTGTATAAATTGTTGTATTGGTGCTGTATTAATAGGTTCATCTGTTCGCATTTGCTAACTCCTGTTTCATTTCAAGTGTTGTTTTAAAAGGTCCTTTACTAGGATACCTTTCTAAAGTAATTAGTTTTGGGCAAAAACTTCGTACCCATCCTTTTTCAAATTTAATAATATAATATCCAGCACTATATAAAGACTTAGATTTTTTGCTTTTTGTAAACAATGGTAATTTCTTTTTAACATCATATACCATATTACAAGGTTTAAACTTGCATGGAAAACTGTACACTAGGTGCTCTGTGGGCTCAATGTGTGGGCTTGAAATAGTACTGTTGCCCCACATCCATTCACCATCAAAATTGTTTCTTAATTGCGTTTCATTATCAAATATTTTAGTTCCTTCATCACAAGTATATAGGTATTTTCTATCCTCTTGTCTACATAATGTACCTACCTTGTGCCCTTGTTTTTCAACTATCCAGAACCTGCTTTCTAGTATAGGTTTTGCAAAGAATCTTTCTGTCATGCTACTTCTTTCTCCTTATATTTTGCGTTTAAGGGCTCTGCGTAGCTTTGTGGGTATTCTGCAATACGTTGCATATCCCATTTAGCACAGAATTTAATAAGTTTTAACCCTACTTGTTCTATTGCTTTTGCTTTAACTGATGCTACAGTTTCTTTTATTACAGCTTTAATTTTGGGTGGTTGGGCATTTAAATCACATAGTATTACGTTTCTATTGTAATCATCTACAACTCTATGTTCTTTTCCGTCTTGATCTACCCATCTTTGGAGCATTAAGTTATTCCAATTATATCCTTTAGTTTTTCGATCTTCAAATGCATCAATTAAACCTACTTTCTTTTTAGTTCCTTTAGCTCTAACGCCAGGGTATGCTGAAAATACATTATCAGTAGGATCTCCTCTTACACATTTTTCAAACAACATTAATTTAGGGTTAGGTGCTTTTTTAGGAAATCCTGTTTTCTTATCTATTACAGGTTTCTTTTTATTATCAAAGTAACCTTCGTGTGTAATAGTAACTTCTTGTATTCCATTGTATTGTTTTACATTAGGTTTTATCAATTGTGCAAAGTCGCTGTCAGTTGATATTATAACGTGATTATCGTTTGGGTGTGCATTTACCCAACCTGCAATTAAATCATCTGCTTCTAATTGTTCGTGTTGTATTATTGTACAATTTGTTTTTGTATCTATAAAGTCTTTGAAATGCGTAAATGTTTCCCAAAAAACTTCTTCTTCTTCTTTTTCTGAAACAGTTAACGCCTCTCGAGCAGTTTTTCTATTCATTTTATATCTAGGATAAACATCTCTTCTCCAAGATTTTCCTTCTAAACAAAATACAACGTGGTCTCCTTTAAATTCTTGCCATACTCTTCTAATACTATTAAGAGTAATATGTAAAGCCATTCCTATTTTTTCATTTAGAGCTCCTTTAATAACGTGTCTGGCTCTAAAAAAAGTATTTGCAGTATCTACTATAATGTAATTCATGCGTTAAACTCTATTCCGTTAGAACGG